ATTTCAATACCGCCGAGCTTGAGAGGTACGGACATTCAGGGAACTCCAGGCAATAAAAAGCCCGCACTTGGCGGGCTGGTGTATATGGCGAGCGGCTAGCCGCCGTGCTTCATGGCAGTGCGGCGCAGCAGGCGATCAAAGCTGTCCTGGCGCATGAGCACTTCAAGCGAACCGGCAGAGCTATCAAGTGTTGCGCGCCCCCAATCAGCAAGCGGGTTGGCGCTTTGCATCAGCGCCGGGTTCATCGCCGGGATGGCCGGCAAGGCTCGATTGCTGATTGAGCCTCCCTCGGCAAATTTAGGGATACGCCGCTGGCGCAGCGCCTCCATAAAGCCTTCGCCGTAGTAGTCCACGGTTGATTTCGGCTGCATGAACTCGCCGTTTGAACCCCACATCAGAATGCTATCGCTTGTGCCGGTGCCGGGGCCGCGCAGCTTGCCGCCGGCTGCCATGGCTGGCAGTGGCGCATTAAGGCCGGCATCGAGCGCGCTGGTTGTTCCAGTCGGCAGTCCTGTTACAACAGCGCGAACCGGAAGAACGATTTCGGTATTACCTATCTCGGTAGCTAGCAGCTGGATCTGAGAGCGCACCGCCTCGATGCTGGCTTCGTCGGTCTTGATGCTTAGTGGCATGTTTTCCAGCTTCTTGCCCTCTTCCTTGAGGCTGGCGATGCTGGCTTTAATTTCCTCGATTTTGGCTTGGGCGTTGCTCTGCTCGATGTCGTTGGCCGCCAAGTCGATGGCTTCCAGTTCCCTGATAAAGCCCTCGAACCCATAGGTATTCTCACCGGCTGCGGCTAGGTCTTGCAGCATCTTCAGCGCCGCTCGCGCCTGAGCCTGTGCACCCTCTACGTCGCCGGCACGCAGGGCTGAACGTGCACCGACCTTGAGCGCCTGAGCACTGCTGTATGACGCTTCTCCAGTACCGCCCAGCTCGGAAAGTGCTGTGCTGTAGCGCTTCTCGATATCAAGGCGCTCTTTCCTGACCTTATCCAGCTCGGAGATGGCTTTCTTCTCGGCCGATACCAGGGCTTTGACTTTGTCCTCGGCTGCCTTTACTTGCGCGTCCTGCAAACTCTTGTTGGCGGCAATGTACTCCCGGTCAGCGGCGAGCTGCTTATTCTGGATTTCCGTAGTGGCTTGCTGGCCTTTTTCAGCCAACCCCTTAGCTTCTGCGGTGTAACCGGACTGCAGTTCTAGCAGCTTCGCGTAGTCGGCGCGGGCGCGGGCGAGGTTTTGTTTAATCTCTTCATCTGACTGGAATAGGTCAGCCAGCCCGGTGCCCTTCTCAGCCGCCTCAAGAATCCTGATTGAACGCTCAACCTCAAGAATCTTGTCTGAGGCACCAGTCGCGCGGGCCGCGACATATCCAAGCTCTTTGCCGAAGGCAACAAACCAGTCGGCACCAGTTACTAAGGCCGAGCCAAGCGTTGTAATCGCACCAGCAAGAGCAATCAGACTCTCAACCGTAGCCGGATCAGAAACAGTATCGGCCAGCTGGTTAATCGCCTCGATCAGAGGCTGCACATCTGCTTGACCAATGGCTTTATTCCATTGATCTGACAGCGCAGTCATTGCGCCACCAACTGTCTCTGGCAGGGTGGCGGCCTCTTTGCGCAGCACGTCCAACTGGCTCACCAGAGCCTCTGAAACAACGTCTGCTGTCAGCTGCCCCTCGGCGGCCATGTCTTTTAGCGCGCCGACTGGCACACCAATGGAAGCAGCCAACGCCTGCATCAGGCGCGGCGCTTGCTCCGCGACGCTGTTGAACTCTTCACCGCGCAGCGCGCCGGCGCCGAGTGCCTGGGCAAACTGAATAACGCCGTTTTCTGCCTCTTGCGCCGTGGCACCAGAAACCCGAAACGAGGTCGCAACGGCCTCGGTGACTTTTACGATATCCGCCTGGCTGCGCCCGGCTTCCTTAAGCGGCCTGCTGATGCGGTTATACAGCGTAACCAGGGAAGAAATCGGCGCCTGTGTGGCCTGGGCAATACGCGCCAGCTCAGTTTGAGCAGTGGTGAACTCCTCTTGCGAATCCGTGGCTAGCTTTAGGCGGGCGTTCATCAAGTTGTATGCATCAGCCTGGGCGGCGATGCCTTTTAATGCAGCGGCAGCCGCATAGGCGGTGCCCACACCACTGACAAGACCAGGCAGCATCGAGCCACCGCCGCGCACACGCTGCTGTTCTGTAGCAAGGGCGCTCATGGCGTTGCGGGTTTCGTTTACGCGCTGGGTATAAGCACGCTGCGCTATGGCAAGCTCACTAGCTGTCAGCTTGCCGCTGGTGCGCAGCAGCTGGTACTGGGTGCGGATTTGAGCAAGGGCGCTCTCGTACTGCCGGGCGCGAGTGATGCCGAAGTCTGCCTTGGCTTGCTCCAGGTTGGCCTGGCGCTGTTCGCGGGCCAGTTGCCCGAGCGCAGCACTCTGTGCGCGAATACCCTGCACGGCTGCATCGCGTCGCCCAGCAAGGGCCGCAGCATTCAGCTCCGCAGCCAGGCGCTTCTGCTCGGCAGCCAAGTTGCTGGTATCGATGCGGGCGCTCTGCAGCTCGCGGCGGCGAGCAGCCAGTTGCGATTGCGCTAAGTTCTCGGCGCGGGTCAGGCGCTGCAACTCGGCGACCGCATCCTTGTAGCTGGCGGTTAGCGCCTTGCTTGGGTTGGTGGCGCTGGCCAGCTCATTGCCCAGGTCGCGCACGCGGTCCCGTGCGGTGCGGGATTTCTGCTCAAGCCCTTCAAGGTTGCTTTCAAGCTGGCGAAACGCGCCAACCTGCTTTAGCGGCTTTTCAATGGCATTGACCAACTCGCGATACTGCTTGCTGAAGCCGGCCACGCCTTTGGTGGCCTGGGCCACATCGGCTGTCAGGCGCAGTTCGATATCAGTCATGGGTTAGCCCTTCAAGGCGCGGCAGAAAAGTGACCAGGGGTACTCAAGCACCTTGTGGTGCCCTAAAACTGTGAGCTGGCAAATAAGCCCGTCTAGCGCATTCAGGCCGGCTGACGCTGTTTGCTCAGCGCCGCCAGCATGCGAAAAAAAGCAGGGTTTGCCTCCTTGCACCCAGCAACAACTTCCTCAAGTTCGCTCGGCAGCATCAGGTCTATTTGCTCAGCCGTAAGCTCTGTAAACAACGGGAGGTCTGGCAAGCGGATATCGGTAAACAACGCCTCATCAACCAGGTCGCCGCTTACCTCACGGCTAAGCAGCTGCCGAACTTGCGCGACTGTCAGCTCGCTGCAAACGATTTTACGATCGCCTACGGCCAGGGTTACCGTCTTGCCAATGCCACTCATACTTTTCACCCGCGAATAAAAAACCCGCCGTAGCGGGTTTTATTTAACAAAACATTTATCTACATAGTTTTAGCCAGGCGCCTTCAAACTCACTGGCCGCCATATCACTCTCAATAAAAACCAAGCCACCACCCGAAGCCATATAGCGCTGAAAGCCGGTGTATCCACCAAATGAATTCTTTGAATTGACTTCGCCGCATGGGATTCCAGAAACCCCAACAAACTGGCCTCTAAACTTAGCCGAATCTGGGTCTTTAAGGCGGGCCAATACATTCTTCTCGCCAATCCTTTTCAGGGCAAATTCATTTGGCTCTTTTGCTTGAGCTATTTTGGGCTCTACGGGAGCTACAGCAACAATGCTACGAGCTTCTGGCGGTGTACCGGGCTTCATCCATAGCCCAATAGCCACCAATGAGACAAATGAAACTCCCGCCGCGAAAACGATGTTGCGGCCTGCATCTTTCCCTAGAATCGCTTTTGCTTTATCCAGCAATTTTGGCGCCGCTGCCAGCACATGCGGCTTATCCATCGCCGCACGCTTAACTTCAAGGTTTGCCGCCAGCTCATTTCTTTTTGCGCGTGCAACTAGCGCCTTCTCATAGAAAGCACTGCACTCCGGGCAGCGTGGCGGCTGGCCGAAGTCTGTTGTAGAGCCGTTGTGATTGCATGCCGGACACTGCACAGGGCATCCCTCCCAATTGATATTGGAGAGACTGTAGCCCAAGCTAAATCCAATAAACCAGCAGCCAAGGACCGGACATGACAAATCGCCCAGCCAACACAATCGTTACCGTGAGCATCTGCTATGAAAGTGGCTCAGGCGAGGTCACGCAGCGCGGCGTTTCTGTCACAGAGTTTGATGAGCATGAGATTGTCGGCTTCTGCCACTTGCGCGAGCAGAACCGGACATTCCTCTACAGCCGCATATCTTCCTGTGTGGATGTGAAAACTGGCGAGGCCATCCATGACGTAAACGCCTACCTGCAGGATGTTTACAAGCAGTCTCCGCGCTACAGCGCAGACCTGCTCTACCACAACCACTACGAAACCCTGCAGGTGCTCCTATATGTCGGCAAGGCTGATGGCCAACTGCGCGCGGAAGAGCGCAAGGTCATAGCCGCAGCCTGCAAGGTGATCACTGGCGACGTTCGAATTACCGAAGAAATTGCCAATGACCTGATTGATTCTGTTGGCATCCCCAGCCTTCACAGCTTCAAGATTGCCGTGGGCAAGGTGGCCAAGCGCGGCAATCCGGCCATGATGAAGCGCCTGCTGATCGCCAGCAAAACCATCGTAAATACGCAAAAGCACGTAACCGCTACCGAGCAGGAAGCGCTCGACTACATGGCAAAGCGGTTCGCGCTTACGCAATAAACGGCCATCCCTGGCCAACCCGATCAGTCGACGTCCTTGATCACCATGTACTGCGAGATGCCGGTCCCGACCTTGGTGGCGTCCTTCTCCGCTTTCGCGGTGAACTCCATGCCCTGGAACTCATCGCCGATGAAGCTGAGCGATGCCGGGGAGTGGTTGACCTTGTACACCTCGATCACCACTGGCTTACCGGAGCGGGCTTCGTTGAGGCCGATGAACACCATGCGGAAGCGTTTGCCGGACTTAACCAGCGCCTGAATGGTGGCGTGCTTGGCGTATGAGTAATCCACCTGGATGACGTCGCCAGCGGCAATGGCTCCACCCTCAGTGATTTCAGGGAAGCCAGCGGCGTTGATGATGTAGTCGGTGTTCAACACATAGGTGGTGGTGCCCGGCTCATCCTTAACCACAACGGCAGTTGCGCCAGGGTTGCCCAGCATGATCATGGCGCCAGGGTTGGCTACATGTTCTTCGCCGGTAACAGTGCCGGCAGCAACATCAACGGCGGCACCGTAGATGGCGCGGGCCATGTTGGCCTTGTTGAAGTGACGGGCGTTGTAGGTGATGTTCAGGGCGCTGATGCGCTGAACCGAAGAATCCAGGCCGCCACCTGGGGTGGTGTAGTCCTGTTCTTCGATTTCCTGCGGCTCAGCCTGATAGTTCAGCGAGTTACAGTTACCGATGAATAACAGGCCCTTGGAGTCATCCAGGTCTTCGAGGTAGAGCTTGCCTACGCCGAGGTAGGCGCCGCGTAAATCAACCATTGCTCGGCTCCTTCTGCTGGCCGCCGATCACGCCATGCTTGGTCAGCCAGGCTTTTTGATCTTCGGTAACGTTGATTTTGTCGCCCTTGGTGTAGGGCTGACCTTTGTGGGTGTGCGCTTTATCGAGGACGACCTCGACCAAGACGGGCTTCTCAGCAGCCGTCTGCGATTTAGTGCTCATGGGTCACTCTCCGAAGGTAATAACGGTGTGCATGTAAACGGGGATCAGCACGCTGGCAGCGCGCTCGCCATTGCCTGGCGGGTAGTGCTCGGCGGCGCCAAGGGTGAAACCCGTAACGCCAATGCCTTTGGCCCACTCCACGAACTGGCCGCCGGATGGCATGAGGCACTGGAGCAGATCAAGCTCTATGTCATCGAGCGCATCTTCATAGCCATCAAGGCCAACATCGACGGCGCCGATCACGTTGAAACATGGGTAAGCACGAATGGCGGCGGCGCCCTGCTCAGGCGGCTTGCCTTTGCCGCGCTGAACAACAATCAGAGGGAAGCCCGATTCGTTTGAGTTGATGACCTCATTGAACCAACCTGTTCTGACGTTTGACCCAGCATTGGTTTGGTAGCCATTTGCAGGACTGATAATCGAAAGCCGATCAGTAAGCGCGTTACGGCCGGCGGTTAAACGGTTCATGGAGTCACCATGCAGGCAGCGGTGATCATGTGGCCGTCATCGGCGATGACATGTTCAATCGTGAAGCGCTCTGCACCCACGATAAACAAGCCGCCCCGGATAACTGCGCCAAGCTGGATCTTGCTGACGGTGATGGCCACTGTGCAGCCCTGGAATATCTCGCCCGCGCCGGTTAGGTCTACGCCGCGATCAATTTGCAAGGCAAGGTCATCAACAGGCAGTTGGCTCACCTGTTGATAACTGCCCAGTGAGTCAGACAGGCGGGCGGTGGCTACGCGATTGAGGCGACCCTGTAGGCGCGCAAACCGCCCGTCCATCAGTTGGACAGCAGCAGGTTGGCGGTGCCTGAGGCTGTTGCCGATACCAGCTTGCCGCACGGCACAGAGCTGGCCGTGCCATCTGCTACCAGGCCGCCACTCAAGAGGCTGACTTTCGCGCCCAATGCCAAGCCAGCGGCGGCAGGCACGTTGACCACGCCTTCAGTGCGACCAGCAAAAGGCTGACCTGCCGGTGCCGAAGTGATTGCGTGCACAACCAGAGTGCCGAAGGCATAAAGACCGCCTGAAACAACGCCGCCCGCTGGGGCGACAAGCGTAAGGACTTTGCCGTCCTGTACATAATTCGTAGCCATGATGGTGTTCCTCGATTGGCATAAATGAAAAACCCGCCGAAGCGGGTTTTTTGTTCAGGGCTTGAGTTAAGCGCCTGGCAGTTTTTGCATGGTGCGCCACGACAGCGGAGCCACACCGGCATCGATGCGAACCTTGAAGGCCGCACCATCGACGGTGAAGCCCTGCTGCTGCTCAAGGTACGGCTGGTCGTTGCCGTCGAGGTACGCAACCTCAATGGTGTCGTACATGCCTGAGCTGGCGGTCATGTAGGTGGTGGTGGCCGAGGCGTCATCCAGGCGCGGGTCGGCGATCACTTCCACAATGCCGCGCACCGGGTTAGGTACGTTGGCGTTTGGCATGCTTGGATCAAACTCTGCAGCCAACAAGGCGCGAGCAGTGGACTCCAGCGCAACCGGGGTCAGCAGGAAGGCTGGGCGAATGTCGAGGTTCGCTTTGCCGTCTTTCTGCAGGCGCATTTTGCTCTTGGCTTCGTCGATGCGGGCGATGGACAGCGCAGCGGCGGAGAGCAGGTTTTTGTGATCAGCATGGAACAGCGCTTTGCCGTCGCTCATGGCTGGGTTGCCAGTCAGCACCGCATAGACCAGATCGGCCACGGTACGGATGGCGGCGCGGCCCATGATTTGCGGCACGCGGGTCATGGCCGACAGGTCGTCGTTGATGACCGCTTGGCGGGTGATGCTGAACAGCTTGCCGTAAGTGGCCAGCACGATCTGCTCACCACGGTCACCCACGGTGCCGTAGGTGTACTCTGCGCCCTCAGCCACTTTGTCGAGGTTCGGGAAGCTGGTCAGGTCTACGCGCTTGGCGGGGCGGAAGTCTGTCAGGTTGCCCTTGCCCGTCCACTGCTGGAAGGTTTCAGGCGCTTCAGTGAGGCCTTTGAGCATGGACTTGCGGGCCACGTCTGCGAGCAGGTTGCCGAAGTCGGAGCTGGAGTGGGTGAAAGCCATGCCCACGATGCCGTTGCGGTCCATGCCGGAAACGCCAACGCCGCGGTGCTGCAGAGAGGCGCGGGCCAGTTCCATCAGGCTCATGCCGCTGAACTGGTTTCCACTCTCGATGGCGATCAGGCCTACACGTGCCTCGATGGCGTTGCGCACCGAGTCGCCCACAATGTTGCCGTTGCCAGCGTGAATGTGGGTGTTGGGGTTGGCAGACGGCGCGCTTGGCTCAGTGCCAGCGCCCAGCTTGGCCAGCAGCTTGTCTTTGGCTTGCTCAGCGGTAACGGTCATGTCGAGCAGGCAGGCGTTGAGCAGCTCAGCATGACCGGCAGCAAAGCCGCCAAATGCAGCAGTGATGCCTGCGCGGCGGGTTTGTTCGGCCGCTTGCAGTTGCGCGCGGATATCGTCGGTGCTTGGGGCGGCAGCAACAGGCGCGGCGGGTGCCGACACTGGTGCAGCAGCTTGCGGGTCAGCAACCGGCGGCGTAACAGATGCGCGCGGCTGCAGTAAGGCTTTCAGTGCTTCTGGCATGTTGGTGAACTCCTGCATGCGTTTTGAGTTGAGCTGGGCTGCAGCTGCGAGCGGCTCGGTTAGTTGGTCGGCAAAGCCGGCCTCGACAGCCTCGCGGCCTGTCATCCAGGTTTCCTCCTTCAGGAGGGATTTGATTTCTTCTTCGGACTTGCCGGTTTTGGCCACGTAGGCCATAACCAGCGAACCCTCAACCTTGTCGAGCAGTTCGGCATAACGGCGCATGTCGTCAGCGTCGCCACCCTGAATGCCCCACGGTTTGTGCACCATCATCATTGCGTTTTCAGGCATGTAGATGGTGTTGCCGGCCATCGCTACTACCGAGCCCATAGAGGCGGCCAGGCCGTCGATATAAACATCGACGTTGGCGGGGTGGCTGCGCAGCAGGTTGTAAATGGCCATACCTTCAAACACGTCGCCACCTGGCGAATGGATGCGAAGGTCGATCTGGCCAATATCACCAAGGCCTTTGAGGTCGCGGGCAAACTGTTGGGCGCTGATACCCCAGCCGCCAATCTCGTCATAAAGCAAGATTTCTACGCGGCCCTTGGATAAAGCCTTGAGGCTGTACCAGCTTTGGCTTGGGGCGCTTTTCGATGTAATTGCCGCTACCGGCGATAGGATCGCGCGGTGCTGGATATCATTCTTCATTAGCGGGTTCCTTTGGCGGTTCGGTGAAGTCGGGGCCAGGCACTTCCAGCCCTGCACCTGTGACCTGGTTGACCAGCTCGCGAGCCTCATCAGAGGTGAGCATCTTGCCAACGCCGAGATAGGCCTTTTGCACGGCCTCAACCGCGTTCATTGGGTCTTGCTGGTTGATGCTGTGCGCTGCGTCGGAGCTAAAGATCAGCCCGGCCTCGCGGTTGGTTTTGATTTCGGCTTCGCGCGAGCGCTTCAGCTCTTGCGGGTTGCGACCACGGGCGCGGGCCACTTCTGCCTCATCGGCAAAGCCTGCTTTGACCAGGGTTTCCCAAGCGTTGGCTTCGTGCACCGGGTTGATCCATGGCATCACCGGGCCTTGATAGACGGCGGCGTACACGGTGCGCGGGTCTACATCCGCCGGCACGCGGATGACGCCGGAGGCAATCGCCATGGCCAGCCACTCGCGGTAAACCGGGCGGCACCAATAGTCGATAAATTCATGCTGTAGCAGGTCGTAACCCAAATGGGCCTCAACCAGCTCTTGGCGCTGGGCGCTGTAGGTGCCGTCATAGCTGCGGGCCAACGTGGAAAAGCCCATGCGGGTGCCGGCGGCTGCGGCGCGAAGCTGGCCATTACGGAAGCCTTCCAAAAACGGGTTTGGCCGGTTGCTTTCGATCATGCCCACGTCTTCGCCGGGCTGCAGGTCGTCAAAGACCATGCCGGGTGCAAACGGGAATGAGCGTGGTGCGGCGGAGTCGGTTGGCGCGGTGTACTGATCAGGGATGCCCTTTTTGATGTACATGCACAGGGCGGCGCTGATGCGCGCGGCTACACGCTCGCTTTCTTCGTAGTCCTTGATTTCGGCCAGGCGGATCAGCACAGCATGCAGCAGCGGAACGCCTCGGTTTTGGCCGATGCGTTTGCGGTGCGCGATGTGGATGATGCGGTCGGCCTCGACTGACTTCACGTTCTGGAAGTAGCCCTGCATATTGCCGGGGTGCTGCTTGTACAGATGGTAAGCCTGCACACGCCGCCAGCTATCGCGCTGAACGCCTTGCAGGATGCCTTTGGCTAAATCGTTGTAATCAAGCGGCAGGTAGTCGGGCTCAAGCAGCTCAAGGGCAAATGGCACAGCGGTCAGGTGTTTGTAGTTGGCCACTTTGCCGCGCAGCTTTTGCGCAAGTGCCTCACCGTCACGCATCCAAGTGCGGCAGACTAGGCGCTCAACCTGCGGGCGGCTCAGCTCGCCGGAGGCCTCTGGCTTGAGGGACCATTCTGCCCACTGGCCTTTGACTTCAGCCGCAAATTCAAGGTGAACGTCACCCGCCAAGGTCAGGGGCAGTGGCTCAACACCGATGCCCTGCCCGCCAACCACGCGCTCTTCAAGCCGGTCAAACAAGCCTGTGACAAGATCGTGGTTTTCATCAAGCCAGCGGGCTTGCTCGCGCAGCGATTTGCCCGCCAGGGTGATGGCCAGATCTGCGCTGTGCGGATCGCCTTTGGCTTTATGGGTGCGACTTGGTTTGGCTGCTTCGTATGCCTGGATAAGACGGCGCGCACCGAGGCGCTCAGCTACAAAGCGCGGGGCAAAGGGCGCAATGGCCTTGTCGATAAAGTTCATCATTAGAAGGTCGCCAAGGAAGGGCCGGGCCGATGCCCGGAAGCAGCGCGGCTTTCTGCGAAGGCGCGGCGCTCCCACTCCATGCGGCCGGCGCGTATCTGCTGCAGGTTTTCCATGGTCAGGGTGCGACCGCCAAGTGTGACGGTGCGGCCATCGAGCACGGCCTTCTCTGCATCGATGTACAGATCAACCATTTGCTGTGATGTGGTCATAGCCATGTGCTTCCGGGGTCAAGTTTTAGCCAGCCGCCAGCGGCGGGGGCTTGCTGTGCAGGCTGTGCTTTTTCTTCGTCGGCGCTTACTGGTCGCGCAATGGCGAGGGCGTCTAGATCAAGCCCAAAGCGTTGCTGGCTGATTCGCAGCGCGGCCAGGGCGTACACAAAGCAGTCCAATGCTTCGTTGCGGCGTCCGCCTGCATCCCATCTGTAAACGCGCTGGCCTTTCTCAATCTTGAGCCGCTTGGTTTCGGCGGTGAGCTGCTTTAGCTCTGCCTCGTCACAAATCTCGTCATTGGCTGGCAAGTGGATGCAGCCCGGCACTGGCAGCCCCGGTTGCGGCTGCAACTTGAGGCGGCTATAGATCAGCTCTTTTGCGTTGTCGGTGCCGACCTCAGTGAGGTAAACCCGGCTTCCCTT